ATTAAGCAGTAGATAGAACAAACAAATGGTCACGGGAACATTCCGCGGTGACTCCTGCGCTTTTAGCGTCCACGGGGACGATTGATCAGTTCGAAGGCACTAGGCTGTAGACAGCTAGCGCTTGAACAAAACCGATGATGTACCGGTCTGATCTCTGGATCGCTTTGTGCGGGATCCGTGCTATTTGACGAGTAGCATGACTCAGGGAGTAAGTAGCCCTACGGGAGAGGCGACTCGGAGATGAGTGTGAGGGGGGCCCAGTTCGATTCGGGCGCCCCGAGTCGGGGAGGCGAGGCGGAGGTGTGTTAGAGGAACGGGGAAAGAGAAGTCATGTAGGGCTAACGTAGGGGGGGTGGCGAACCCTAGTGTGGTAGCTGGACGCGAAGGACGTACCCAGGTCTTGAATCTGGATCGAAGCTCGTGTCGGAAGACCAGCGTTAGTTACGGGGGACCCGTGTCGCAAGTTGTTGAGCGTTTGGGAGGGCTAAAGGCGCTCTTAAAAACAGGTGCAGACGTGCAAATCGTCGACCCCACTCGAGGGGGTTCCCGTTTTCCCAGACCAACGACGCGTGCCGCGGAACAAACCTCTAATCCCGCAGTGACGGCTCTGTCGACTCCGCGCGCTTAGGCGCCCCTTGGAGCACATCCGAGCAGACCAAACTGGCGAAGCCTTACCGAGGGCTTGAAGCAACCACCGTATCGCGACGGCAGGTGCAGGCGTGACCTTCCCAGGGGAGAGACCCTAAGGGGCTAGCGGGCAGACACGAAGCCTGAACAGAAGCCATTTCATGTGGGTCGTTAGAGCCGTGACGACCAGAATCGACTTAGGCGAGCGGCTGAAACAGGTGCGGCGCGAGAAGATTGATGTCCTCGCGCCCCCCGCTGTTAGCGTCCAGGGTTTACCCGGTGCGTCTCACGATCTGTGCGTCAAGCAGGTCCCCAGGGTGTACGTGGTCAAATTACCACCTCGTACGGCGTCCCTTAAGCGCCGCCTCCGCCGCATCCGTTTTTCACGGTACGTGGGCGATAGCGATCGGAATGGGTTCGTCCCAGCGGAAGCCTCTGCTTTAAGCTCCGCCGAAATCCAACACGCGCGTCCCGTACCACTTCCGAAAGACGGCTCTGTGGCCTTTGGATCGGATGTCCTCCCGCATTTGTTCGGGGCAAGAGACTGTGAACCGGTCCGTTTCGGCGTCGCTGGCGACGTCTTCTCAGCGGAGATTCCTGAAGCCGCTTTCCCGCCCCCCCCCTCCCCCGACTCCCTCCGACCCGCTCTCCCGCCGTTCCGCGCCGCCACTGGTCCTATTCTTGGGTCAGCGACCGTGGGCAATATGGGACGTTTGGATCGGCTTCGTGAATCTATACTCTCACGAGTTGTTCGTAAGTCCACCAAGGTTATCCTTTCCAAGACCGAGGAAAAGGTAGCCAAGGAGGCAACGTTCATTCGAGTAGAGAATTCGCCTTTGAAGCCTCCTCCATTCGTGCGCCATGCCCGTGATCTTGCTGATGCCCGGTTGATCATGGACCGCGCTGCTGCCGTGTTGCGTAAAGATCCCCGAGACGCCCCTGCAATCGCGATGTTGGAATCGTCCTTAAAGGACCAGTCCATCGCGCTCAAGGCTGCGTTCGGTGAGTATGTCCGCGCTGTAGCGGACCCTGCGTTTCAAGATGCTGACTTTGATAAGCGAGCAGCTGACGCAGCTCTACGCGGCGCAATTGGCAGTTGTGGCACTCGCGGTGACGGCATTTTCCGATACCCTGGCGTTCGTCCTCTTGACATGAAGGTCGATGACGACGCTCGTGCGGCATTCGGGATCTACTTGGCTCGAAAGGGCTGCGTCGTGTCAGATCCACGCGATGCAGACGCCAAGACGAGAGCGACCGTCGGACTCCTCACCACCCCCCCCCCCCCTCACCCTAGGCGCGAGCACGCAGTGCGTCTCTTCACTACTGCCTTTCGTCTCCTCTTCCCCCTCGACGCTATCAAGCGCGCCCTCGCCCACGCCGACGTCCCCAACTCCGGTAAATCATGTCTCGAGCACACCCGTTCGCAAGGTGGCAAACGAGACGCGATGCTCAAGACACCGAGCAGTCTTACCGACTTCGTCCGTGGGCACAATGGAGAGCGTGTTGAGGCGTCGCCTGGCATAGATGCCTGGCCCGTGGCTCCAATGACGATCGTATCCGGTGGCAAGTTCCGGACTATCAGTCTAACGACTGTGAGATCAGAGGAGTTCGCCTTCCTTAATAACTTCATGTTCAAAGCTATTAGGAAGTGTGGCTGGGCTATAGCAGGTCGCCAAGTTGAAGAGTGGCTAGACGAATCTCCCGTATTCAAGACCGGGAGCTCCTTTTTGAGCGGAGATCTCAAGTCGGCAACCGATCTGTTGTCCGGAGATTTCGCCCGAGCCGCATGCAACGAGTTGAGCCGTGCATGGCCGGAGGAGGAGCAGGAAGAGGTGCGAGTGCGGCTTTGCGGCTTGATCTGTGACGCTTTCCTCACCGTCGGATCGAACGAGCTATTGGGTAA